ACGCCCCCCCACGCACGAAAGGGGGGGTCAAATCGTTAATCCTCTATTTATTACACAAACGGACGCATCTGCGAACGGACGGGGCCCAAATTCTCTAAGCGTCATTGGGGAGAAAAGGGGAGCCACTAAGAGGGAACCCCGTCCGATTGTTCGTTATGTTCGTCCTGGCCTTCCTGGGCGTTCGTGCGAACGTTTGCTTCCGTGCGTTCCCGTGCGTCCTGGAGGTTGAGTTGTTCTTGTGGCTCGTCCGGGCGTACGTCCAGGATGCGGGAGTTTGCGTTCGATAAGATCCCGGCCAGGTCGAGGTTATGGTTTACTTCTTGACGATCTGCCCATTGATCCGGTGCCCGGTTCTTTAAGTAGAATATTTGTGCTGTAACATTGCCATCCCGTGCGGAAGTCATTAAGGCATTACTTATTTTTTCTACCCCTAATGCTTCCCCTTTTTTTATAGCTTCCTCAATTTCCGCATTTTCTTTTCGTCTCCGGTCGATCGTTGACCAGGACACGCCGAGGCATCTTGCAATTTGTCCTGAGGTCAAGCCTTGGGAACCAAGGGCAATTATTTTATTCAGAGTATCCGGATCATTCAGCTTGATTTTTTTCCTTCCTGGTTTCTTTGGCATGGTTTATTTTAATGCAGTTTTGAGTAAGTTAATCATCTTTTTTTATAAATAAGTTGCAATCTAATATTAGATATGAGATATTTAAGAAACCTAGGGAATACCTGGGCATTTTAAGGAGATAAAAAGAATGAGTAAATGGATAACAATAGAGGTGATGATAAATTCAGATGGCATGGATAGATGTCCTGCAACCAATGAATTAATTTATAGCCAGGTTAAAGACCAGGTAAAAGAAAGCATAGAGAGTAATAATTTCTCTTTTAGTTTTCAGTCATTAACCAATGATGATTTTAAATCTTTAGAGGTGGCCAAATGATAAACGCAAACCAAAATCTAAGAGGATTAACGAAATGTGCTGACCTGGTGGAAGGCAAATACCTCGAAACCGAGGCCGATTATAAAAAGGCCCGGGAGTTCTTCGAGGAATACCAGGACGCAACCGAAGGCCAACGAATTGCCCTGGAAGTGTTTGACAAACACCGGGGCGATTATTTCCACGAATACGACGATCTATTTGATTATGTAAACCAAACCGCCTTATCCTGGGATTATGTAGATAGCGAGGGCAGAGAGGCCGGATATTATCGATTGCAGTTATCCTGGGGCGGACCATCTGACGAGTTCCGCATTTATTTCGACCAGGACAAAGAAATAGACATAATCGAATATTGGTATATGGACTGGTTTGATGGTGCCCATGTCCTGGTTCCTAAAGACTCCGAGTCCTGGAACATATGCGATCAGTTCCTAGAATGTGAGAGGTGGTCCTAATGTACGAAGTAATAATTGAATATGATAACCAGGGGCCGCGTGTTGTGATGCGGTCCCAAGATCTGAGCAAGTGCCTGGATAAACAAAAAAGATTAATCCAGGACGGACATTTAGATTGTTTTATAGCGAGGGTGAAGAAATGAATTTTGAACAAGCCAAATATAAATATAACTGTTATGCCCGGGATGTCCTGGGATTAGTTGGCGAGTTAGAGCAACCGGATCCGGGAACTTCTAACCCATTGACCCAAGTTATAAATTTAAAAGAATGTCCTCTTTATGTGCTGAGAAATCAGAACGGGAGAACCATTGCAACGATTGATATTAAAAGAGGCAAAATATTATGTTGAACAGAAAAACAAAACCTATCGAAGAAACAACCCGTATTAATTACCGAGGCGTACCCGTTGATATAACTATCACCTGGAATTACTTTGACAGCACCGACCATATAGAAGTGCAAACCCTGGACGATCACCCAATACCACTAACCCCCACCGGGTACAGGTCGCACTTTTGCCACTTCCCGGATAACTTCAACATGGACCAGGCCATTGAATGGTTTTACCAGGAGAACGGGAAAAAGGATTCCAACGGATTCCAGGACGACTTCTTTTCTAGCGTCTCACATGAGCCACACGCAACGCAAAGCATCAAACAGGATGAAACTATCAAGAATATAAAAACTTTTAACTCTGAGCCTCTGATTAAACCAGGGGCGAAGGCAAACCAACCATCATTATTTTAATAAGGAGTAAAACATAATGAACATAAAAGAAAAAATGATAACCATTAAAATTTCAGAACGAAATCTAAAATGGATTAAAGAAAATTACCCGGAATCTAAACAGGGAGTAATTTGTTTATTTGAATACGGAGGAATTGATATAAAAAATGTTCATGCAATATCAGACATTTTGTATCACATAAACGAGGCATTAAAAATCGAGGGCCAATCATAATGAACGATACATTAAACGAAGTCATCCAGGAACTAGCGGACCTAAGTTATACCGCCCTGGATCTAAAGGAAGATATAACCACCGGTGAACCATCTATCCAAACCGCCCTGGAAAAGATAAACAGGATCCACCGAGTCTTGATCTTTAACCAGGATAAATTAATTGAATTAACCAAGGGGGAACTATGAGCATACCAATAGCAGATATAAAAAATTGTGATGAATGTAATTTCGAAACAAACGATTTGTATTTAACCAAGCATGGAGAAATTCTTTGTGCTGATTGTGAAGCAGATTTTATTGTTAAACAGTGGGAGAGAGAAAATGACGCAATATAAAGACATGATAGACCAGGCCCGGCAATTGCTGAGAACGGAACGGGAAAACATCCCAAGCATGAGTAAAGACTTCAGCAAGGACTATTGGATTTTAACTTATCCGTGCGGGAAGATTGTTAAAACTTACCAGGATAAACGCAAAAGGGATATCGTTATCCAGGAATCATACAATGATTAATCTAATACAACGCATTAAACAATTCATGGGCAAGTGTCCAAGCTGTAAAGGGTTTGGCACTATGCCGGACGGAACAACTTGCCGGGATTGTTGGGGGTCCGGGCGTGATTGAGATCATAGGCTACATTTTTGGTATTGGTTTTCTCATATGGCTTACCGCAGTTATCATTCTTTATGCGGTACTCAAGCATTACGAGAACAGATAATCAATACCCGGGGCGAATGTTTAGGGTTTTTCTCCAATCCCCTTGTACGCATCTCGCCCCACCTTTAATATTTAACCATGCAACGCACGAACGATAAATCCCCACGCACGAACGAAGATCTCCACCACCCCGTCTGCACGAACGGATATGACGAATACCCAATCGATCCGGCCATCCTACAACAAGCAGAAAACTATACTTTCAGCGATCCCCAACCTGGTCCAATTCTTCGATCATCACCACGCCCAGGCCGACCAACAACAAATGTTTCCGCACGCCCGGTTTCGCTTGTCTAACGATCCTATACTCACCCTCGACCGCAATCCATAAGATCCCCGCCTCGACCAACTCATCCACGCAACGCCCGACTGTACGTCTATTCAACCCGGTCATTTTCCCATAATAAACATAGGCATCATGCGAACTGAACGTATCGATCCTATGCCTTTCGCAGATGGCCCAAAGAACTAACTTCGTGGCCGGACGCAGATTGCGATCCCCCGCACGGGAACGAAACCACTTCCACACGCACGCTTTCAGTTTTGAATAACTCTTATACTTACTCAGCACGGACGCACGTACGCATCCGGATTCACTCTCTTTATCCGGAATAGAATTTTCAATCCACCAGAACTGATCGTTCATACATACACTCGCTGAATATAGGGAGGCCCTTCCAGGGGCCTTCCTATTTGTCTTGTTTGGGATATATGGTACATCTAGTACCTATGAAGGGTACTACTAGTACCATAGTATGGTACTACTAGTGCCATTAAACCGGATGATTGTGCAACCAGGCATGGAGAAATTGCCCCTCTTAGGGGGGTAGTTCCGGGGCAATTCTCATCATTAATTAAGGAGAGTAGAATCCCGATTGCACAATCAAAGTTTAACATTATTACTTATGATTCCCAGCCCAAATTTGTTTAATAATGTTCTCAATTGAACGCAACTTTCTTTTCTCCTCAGAGTTTTGTTTTGGCTTATTAACCAATGGTTTGCCATACTCTGCGAGTGCATCATAAATCAATTGCACTTCTTGTTCAGTTACTTGGATTTTTATTATCATTTTTATTTTCCTTTTTCTTTTTCTTTTTCTTATTAAATATTCGATCCCAATTATCTCGATACTCTTGCGAGTAAGTTCCAGGTCTTGGCTTATCACCCTTTCCGCTCATAAGATCCCCCTGGTAATTGTTCAACATCAAACCAACCGCATGGGTAATTAATCATTGTCTTTTCTCCCGGTTATTATTTCAAAATGATTGATGGTGTTATCCTCAATCGCCTGTTTAAACTTTTCCTTTAACTCATCCTGGTTAAGATCTATGGCACCATCCATGTAAATGACTGCCTTGACTGTATCCTGGTTAATTTTGCTCATTTCTTAAAAAAACGAGGCTCTGAGAGGCCCGTGGTGAGCTTTTCTTTACCTGGTCCATGGTTTACCCTTAACGAAGTTATCACGTTTGTGGGCATTTCTAATTCTTTACTCATATTAAAAATCAAAGTTAATGTTTTGTTTTTCATAGACTTCCAGAACTGCCTCACGCCTAATCAATGTCATGGCATTGGTATCCATCTCGCTAGAGTTAGCCTTGACCACCTGGAAATTAACAACCCTGGTTCTATCAAACTCTAATCCCTCATCTGCACAAATATTTTCAGCAGTCTTTTCATCTGCCAAAGATATAGTGGCGGCCATCCTCATACCATCCACGATAGCCGCGGATCCCCTTATCGAACTTCTACTATCCCAACTTGATTCCTGGGTCTGCAATCCGGCCTTGCTCATATGATGGATAGATAAAACGGAACACTCAAACTTTGATGCAATGGAAGAACAGAACTGACAATACAATTGAGCAGCTTCCTGGCTCGTTGTAATAGGTGCTGCAACAAAAGATTGTATTGGATCTATCACAACCAAAGATAAATCTGGAATCGTTGAGATCTCATTGATTAACTCATGGGCCTCG